CCATCACCACTGTTGAGGAAGTGGAGAACAACCTGACGTTTAAATTCAGTTGTGTATTTTCTTTTACCCATTAAACGCAAAACCCCTACTTGTTGGGTGTCCAACTTTCGGGGTTCACTTCACTGTGCGGGTTTTTTCGTTTCCGGGGCTTGCTCAAATCCAGTAAAATTATTACTGTATATAAACACAGTTAATTTATTGGAGAGCATCATGTACGTTGAACTCGTTTATGACAAACGCAATGTAGAAGGGTTAGCTGGCGCGAAAGAAATCATCCAGTCAGAACTGACGAAACGCGTGCATTGTATTTTCCCTGCAGCAGATGTTCGCGTTAAGCCTATGCAAGCTAATGCTGTAAACAGCGACTGCACGAAGACTGAAAAAGAAAAACTAAATCGCCTGGTTGAAGAGATGTTTGAGGAAGCCGAGTTCTGGCTCGTTAGCGAGTAGCTGTTATGGACAACATGATCATATCAGGCGTAAGAATTTACTTTCCGCTTCCAGGGGAACGCTTACCCTTCCCATCCTCCGATCTCCGAAGCTTTGCAATTAAAAGCACAACGGGTTCTCAATCTTGCCTTCTTGAGTTTCAGCGAGGGGAATGGCTTGTACTGCCTCTTCCTGAATTTGAAACCTCAGGAAAGGCAATAATGGCAGCAGTAAGGCTGGGCAAAAATTCCGGCCATGATGATGCATAACATCAATAGCCTCTGAATAGCGGACGAACTGACTACTATACTTTCAGTCTTGGATCTGGAGGTAAATATGTGCGGACGCTTCACTCAAATCCAGTCGCGAGACGACTATCTATCCTTTCTCACTGAAGAAGCCGGAAACGATATTCCCTACGATCCCGAACCGATTGGTCGTTACAACGTGGCGCCAGGCACTAAGGTTCTCTTATTGAATAGCCGCGATGATACTTTCCACCTCGATCCTGTACTCTGGTCCTACGCCCCCGGATGGTGGGACAAAGCTCCACTCATAAACGCCAGGGTTGAAACTGCGGCCACAAGCCGGATGTTCAAACCGTTATGGAACCATGGTCGGGCAATTGTGTTTGCTGATGGATGGTATGAGTGGAAAAAGGAGGGAGACAAAAAACAGCCTTACTATATTTACCGGAAAGATAAGAAACCTCTTTTCTTTGCAGCAATCGGTAAACAGCCATTTGATATTGGGGATGAAGCAGAGGGATTTTTGATTGTGACTGCAGCGGCTGATAAAGGTTTGGTCGATATCCATGATCGCAGGCCTTTGGTATTCACTCCTGAATCAGCACTTGAGTGGATAGATCCGAATACATCCGATACTCAGGCCAGCGAACTAGCCCATGATGCCACGGTGCCAGCAGATGAATTTACTTGGCATGCGGTTACACGAGCGGTCGGGAATGTGAAAAATCAAAGCCCAGAACTTATTAATAATACTGACAATAAAATATGACTGTCGGGCAAAAGCAAATAATTCTCGCACCCAAGCCTAAACATTCAAATCTAACTGCGGAGATGTAAAGGCACTTTAAGATATCCTTTCCAACCAATAAAACGAGCTTGCCTTGTATAAAATCTGGATAAGCTCGATTTTTGTGGTAAATAAAATCGGTATTACTCTCCTTCTTCCTTTTGAGTTTTAGACTGTAGCTCCTTCACTTTTAACCATAATTGTCCCGACACTATAATTTGACCTAACGCATTGGCCACAGCCTCTTGGTCCCAGCAATCTGTGCGTTCCCCCATAAATTCTATAGTAAAAGGATACCCTTCGGGATCTTGCTCCCAACGAGCAATTGAGGCGTTTGCATCATTGTTAAGAACTACGTTCAACGTTCCTTTATTAGGTTTTTTGTCTAATGATAGCTCTAGCCCATTCTTGTTTGCCGCATTATAAGTATCTACCAGATTCTTTAGAGCACCTGGTATATTCCTATAGCGCTGAATAGTAATAAGGCCATTTGTTTCTTTTTCTAATTCAATGTTCAATGAAGTAAAAACCTCATCAACCATTCTACGATTTTCCTCAACCCTTTTTGCAGACTCCATTCCCGTTTGAATAAGATCTTTAAACTGAAACATTTTTAGCCTCTCTTTTACTAATACATCCGATCACTGGCATGTGGTCAAAGCAATGTTTACTATCCATTATTGCTGCACGCAGTTTATTGGTCAAAGCAACGCCTGTTGCAGATTCTTTTAGGTACCATGGTCCATCATTTATGAAGTGAGATGAAAAAATGATTTGATCAAACGTTGACCAATGGTTGCGATTCCCTGCTTTGCTGTAGCAGGTTCCGAAGTCATGTTGTTGTTCGTCTACTGTAAATGGCATTCTCGCAGCAAGTGCTTTCCAGTATGGATTATAGAGCCAAAAGTTAGGCTCCGAGAGTACCAGAGCGCGATCGTTAGTAGCGCGCATGTTTTTAAACAAATTGTGGGAGTACGGTTCTTCATTATAATCCCCCATCAGTATAACCTGTTGATTTTCACTAATTAACTTTAAAACGAAGCTACGAAGACCTTTCGAACACTCATCTCTTATGTCATCTGCTATTTTTAGAAGTTGACTGGACCAGTGTGAGACAAGAACATTTATGATAGATGGGCAATCCTCAATAACAACTACTTGCAATTGCTGAGCTATTTTTACAGCAGATGTACCAAGCATACCTGTATGGGCAAGTCCATGTTGAACATCAACGATTGAAGAGTCATAGAAATAACCTATATCAAACTCACTTCCAGTTGAAGTCTTATCCGGCATGAATTCAGAAGAAAGTGCCAATCCCATTTCATTAAGTGCGTTTGAAATATGTGCAAAAGATGCTTTATTAACTTCGCATAAAGCTAATAATGAAATGTTACTTTTCGAAAATAGGTCAGAAATCACGTCAACCGCATCAGCAACATCAGTTGGCGAACGCATGAGGTTGCTACCGGGTGGCGACATGGCGCAATTCCAGAATGCGAAACGAAAGTCCAATCAAAATCCTCCACTCGGATTGTGTATTGTTAAACTACAACTCAAATATACTAAGGTTCTAAATGATTGAGAAACAATAATTTATCACAGGGAAATTAACTTGGAGTTTAATGCATTCTACCACCAACTTCAGTAGCTTCGATTATGAAATACAACATAAGCCAAAGGTACAAAACAGATGACTTTTGAAAATACTTGAGTTTGCACAAGAAATTGTGCCTATTTGACCTTTACCACCAGCAAATCTGACCATCTCGTCGTGTAGCGAGGTGAGAGCATATCCCGTTTCGTCTGCCATTGCTGCTGGATACCCTGCCCGGCAAAGTACAACGCACCCTTCCCATTTTTATGGTTAAGATGGTCGAATACCTCCATTAACGCCGCGCTATTTTGTCGTGGGGCATTATCATCAAACAGATTGAGCTGGGCGACGCCCTGGCTAAAGAAATCACCTAACATAATACCGGCCTTCTGATAGCGATGGCCTTCTTTCCAGATTTTATCGAGACTGCGCATCGCTGCGGCAATAATATCCCGCGTATCCTGCGTGGGTGTCATCAGCTTTACTGCCCCCTGATTACCATAATAGGGCTCGTTTAAAGCAAAGGGGCTTGTTTTGATGAATACGGAAATATAGCGACAGAACTGGTGTTCACCCCGTAGTTTCTCCCCTGCTCGAGCAGCATAACTACAGATAGCCTGGCGCATTTGCTCGTAATCGGTGATACGGTCCCCGAACGAACGTGAGCAGACGATTTCTTGCTTAGTCGGAGCAAACTCTTCAAGTCCAAGACAGGGCTCGCCACGTAGTTCACGCACCGTGCACTCGAGCACCACATTGAAGTGCTTCCTGATAAACCGGATATCAGTATCAGCCAGTTGCAGAACCGTCTTGATCCCCATGGACTCAAGCTTTTTAGCTATGCGGCGACCAACACCCCAGACCTCATCAACGGGGAAATATGCCATTAATTTGCGCTGTTTCTCCACATTAGACAGGTCAACAACGCCACCGGTTTGCCGCTGCCATTTTTTCGCCGCATGATTCGCGAGCTTGGCTAAAGTCTTGGTTTGCGCAACCCCGACACCTACTGTTAAATGCGTTCTAAGTAAAATGCTCTGTCGGATCTCTCGGCCAAAATCTTCCAGGTTTCGGCAGTTGCGAACCCCGCTCAGGTCACAGAAGGCTTCGTCAATTGAGTAAATTTCGCAGCGAGGTGACATCTCCTCGAGTACCGTCATCACCCGATCCGACATATCGGCATATAACTCATAGTTTGAGCTGAAACACGCAACGCCGTATCGCCTGAAAAGATCCTTTTGCTTAAAGTACGGATCGCCCATTTTGACGCCAATGCTTTTAGCCTCAGCACTCCTTGCAATGACACAGCCGTCATTGTTCGAGAGCACGACCACAGGCTTGCCTTCCAGGTCCGGTCTGAACACTGTTTCGCAACTGGCGTAGAACGAATTGACATCAACAAGGGCAAACATGCTCAGCTCATCGATTTAATGACAAACGTGACCACGCCCAGAACATTGAGCGTACCTTCACTGCCAATGAGAATTGGCGAGTATGCGGTATTCATCGGGTTAAGCTGGACTGTCGGGTAAAGCTGGAGACGTTTGACCGTAAATTCACCATCAACTGAAGCAATGACCACATCGTTATGCGTGGCGCTGCGCGAACAGTCCACAGCCAGCAAATCGCCGTCACTGATCCCCCCGTCTATCATTGAGTCTCCCGAAGCCCTGACAAAATAGGTGCTGGCGGGATGAGGTACGATTAACTGGCTAATGTCTACGCGCTCTTCAACGTAGTCTTGTGCTGGTGACGGGAAACCACATTTCACAGGCTCACTGAACAGAGGAATAGTGATAACTTCGCGTAGAAAAACGGGCTTGATGAGATTCATATGAGAGCCTTAATAAAATACTGTGTTTATATACAGTATATCTATCATTAAAACTGATCAAGCGAGCCGGCAAGCAGGACTGGTTGAATATTGAGCGAATCGGATTAAAGGACTTTACTGATGAAGGGATTACGCGTTGTGTAAATTTTCAGAACGAAGATATCCAGTCGCTCTGCTGCGGTGACTGTTCATGCTACTGGCGTTACGGGCCAGATCACTTCATTGGGAAAGCCTACCTGTTCAGAAATATCCCTTAGCTGGCGACGATATGATGCCCATTCTTCCGGTACCGGCTCGCTTTGCTCCTGCGAACGCAGCACTACCCAGTCACAATCAGAGAGTAACTGATCACGCTTCTGGCGTGCATCCTCAGCGTTTATAACAGCAAGTTTTTCGGCATTAACTTTAATCATGATTTTATTCGTCATTTCCTTTTTCTGCCTCCTGAATGTAAGTACCGCCATAGCCATCCGGATCGCCTAGTGAGTCAGTATCAAGCTCCCAGGTAACTTGCGGTTGATTCACCGGCAAAGTACTGCTATCGGTGATCCAGAACGGAGATCCTGGAAAGACATCTTTTTTACCTATATCCAGAACTGACAACCCGCACCCGGTGAAAGGTTGAAGCAGCGCAACCCCATCTGGGGTTTGAAAAATAATAACGTCCATTATTTGCCTCCGAAAACCGAGATATTAAGGTGTCGGGCATTAAGAGCCTGACTCGCAGTCGAAAGGTTTGCACCCGTATATATTCTGAAATTCGACATGTTTTTTTGTGATTGAGGGATATAAATAGATCGAGGTGATGCAGCCTGATTGAAATACGCTACAGCATCTGAGTCAGGGTCAAAACTGGCGTTAGCAGAGTAGAATGTATTTGCCATAGGCACTGTAAAGTTAATCTGGTAGATACCCGTGCTCAGAAGAACAACAGAGCTTATATTGTAGGCTGCATAAATAGCTGGAGACACAAGACCGCTAGTCATCGCCCATGCCGTACACATTTGAGCGTCCACCCCCGCAGGAACACCCAGTCCCGCTCTCGCAAGTAGTTGCGTATTTCCACCAGTCCCACCCTGGTTCACAGGAACTGCACCGGCTACTTTGGTTGCCATGTTATCGGAAAGGTATTTCCACGATGGCCCTGCCCATGTAGAGCCATCTGGCAACGTTACAGTGATATTTCCGCTGGAACTGTAAACCTGCTGCCAATTCTGTTTGTCATAATTCAAACCACGAATGGCGCGCGCTGTATCAGCAGCAATTTGAGCCGTAATACCCACCAGTGTGCCGTTTGGAATGGGTGTCCATGCAAGGCCGCTGGTGGTCGGCCCGCCATAGGAAGTGGTAAGGGTCAGAGCTGTTGCTGACTCGACCGATTTAACACCCAGCGTGTACGTCGTACCACCCACTACGGCAACAAGGAAATCATTCCCTTTGAGCTCAGTAGGAAATGCGGTACCGGAACCGGTCACAGCGACTGAGTTGTTGGTAAGGGCAATAGTGCCTGCTGGCATGGAAACTCCTTATTTCAGACAATAAAAAACCGACACATTGGTCGGCAATTTAATAAGTATTTTGGTTAAGGGTATTTTGATACGTCGATACATAGAAAAAACTCTTTGTATTTCCATACCTGACGCTGGCCGTTAACCTGAACACCGGTGCTACGCACCCCATAAATGCTGGTACCACTTGCCCCCGCGCTTATAGCGCCCCACAAATATATATTCTGCGGCGCGTTGAGTACGGCAATATAGGTAGAGCAAACGCCTGGGGCTACAGCAATCTGGACGCCGGTATCAATAGAGTAATTTCCGGTCTGGGATACACCATAAGGATTATTCACATTAAAAAACTGCATAGGTAGCATGTCCGTATTCCAGGTCATTTCTCCTGCAGCGTTATAAACAGCGACACCAAACCCCGTTGTACTCGTGACCATATTTGCAAACAGATATAGCAAACCACCAGAGTTTGTCTGGGTAATGGTTATCGTCCAGACAGCACCCGCATTGCTGGTCGTTATACGTGTTGCAGAAGTAGCGACATCATTACGAATAAACACCATCAGGTTTTTCCCTGAGGGGACGGACGTTGTAATTGTACCTGTTCCACCGAACGCTATTTTACCGATATAATTTAACGGTGTTACATCAGGGCTCATCCACAGAGAACCATCGTCTCTAAATATTTGCAGGCCATAAGTCATGGTTGAATGACTCCGTTATTGATAACAGACAAGCACCGGGCATTCCCCGGAAGCATTGGCATAGGTCAGCGTGTTACCACTGACTGATGCTGTTGCGGGAACGGTTGCCACACTTTCAAGGTTCGTGATGTAATTCAGCGGGACCGCCTGAAGTGACTTTCCCGTAACGCCTGCGTAGGTTTTCGTCCCACTCCCGAAAGTGATGAAATCCACAATAAACGAGGGAACAAAGCGACCGACCAGTTCCACACCAGACGCGTTAAATAACTGGACGCCGTAAGCCATAATCCTCCCCTGTGCAGGTATAGTTTTTTAACAGGTTCCGATTTTTCCAGGGACTTCCCATAAAATGGGTATTAAGCGTATTAACAGGCCTTATCCAGAGAACCCCATTTTTATCTATCCGCACCTGTTTAATTTTGATGACTTCAAATTTCTTGTTGAGATTAATTACTGAGGCATATTCTCCCCTGCAATTAACTTCATGTATTCCATCATCCAGCGTTGCGCAGCCGTTAATACTGACCAACAACAACGCGCAAAGTACCGTTCTGGTCATAGACTCTTTGCCCTGTATTATTAATAACGTTACGCCCCTGCCCTGCAAGGGAGCCATTAATTTCCAGCACTCCACTTTTATCCAGACGCCAGCCGGTGGTCTGGGACACCCAATTATTGGACTGAATGTAATTGCCAATCTTGGCATCAGTGATCGTGCCATCCTGAATAAAGGCTGAGCTGATAAAGACCTGTCCGTTCACGATGGCAAAAGGTGAATAAGCACTACCTCCGCTGCCACTCATGACGACGAACTGATTGGCGTTAAAACCAATGCGCGTTGTCACCGGCTGCCCTGATAGTGCCAGAACGGCAATAGTCATCCCGGCGTCGTAGTAATTGCCATTGAGCGTAATGCCCGCTTTCATGCTGTATATTGCTGAACCGCCCGAACTATCGAAAACCGACGTCATTTTCTGCTCAAGCGCCGCTTCCTGCTCATCAAACTTCACGGCTACCGTGGTCGAAAGCTCAGCCAGGCTTTGCTCTGTATCCGCAACAGTGGTGCCAATCGTCAGAATATCGGCGCGATTCTGTCCATAGAGAGCAAACTGGTGATCAACTGACGAGTTGTTATTCAGCGCGTTCTGCAGTAACCCTTCGATATTGGTGTCAATCTGGCTGGAGAGTCGCTCACCATCTTCTGAAGTAAGGAAGTCTTTAGCGATATCGCCTAGGTAATCATCAGCATTATCGTTCGCCATGCCACGAACCCAGTCGGTATACCCTGACTCGTTACCCGTCTTATCAACCAGTTGCGCCCGGTACCAGAATACTTGCCCCGCACGAAGGCCGAGTTGGGTGTATTCGGCCTGCGGATAAGGGACGTCCGTCAGAAGTATCGAATCCGAATAATCCGCGTTCGGCGTGTACTGGATCTCCGTTTTCAGCGTGTCGGCAGTGTTGGCGGGGAATCCCCAGTTAAGACGAATACCCCAGTTGATTGGCGTGGCCACAAACCCAACCGGCTTTGGTGGATTACCCACCTTTCCGGTTAATGTTTTTTCGGCTGAATAACCCCATCCACTTGAAATCTCTGCCGCATTGATTGCACGCACACGCACTATATATCGACCAGAGTAAATACCCGGCACATCGAATGATGTAGTAGAGCTACGCGGTACGCTGACCCAGTTCCCTTCATTACGACGCCATTGTGCCTCATAAGAAATAGCGTTACTCGCCTGGTCCCAGCTCACGCGCATGGTTTCCACGCTGATGCCCTGCTGCACGACAGAGAAAGAGTTAATGACAATATTGTCTGGCGCTGTCTGGCTGCCAGGGGGAATGACACTGACCGGACGCTCATCAATCAACGCACCGGTATCAATGCGGGCATATTTATCCGGATCGTAATACGCGCCAGAGATAGTAAACGTGCCGTCGTTATTATCCGCCACGCTCACTACTCTATATTGTTGAGCGTAGAGCTCATCCGACTCCACCACCCAGACACTTTCTGCCTCGGGAGTTTCGCCATACGCCACCGTCACGGTGACGACGTTATCGTTTACCGCCTGGATGGTCCTGTTCTGCGCAGAACCGGATGGTAGGTTAAGGATAAGTCTGTCGCCAGCAACGACATCAGGTTTTCGGTCAAGTGTGATAACTCGGCCATTTACAGCGCGAATACGCCCACCCGTAACTTTCCCGGAAAGCATTTCATCAGCCACGGCAATGATATAACCAGGCTGGGGGATCATACCGTCCAGCCCGACAGAGAACGAAATAATACGGTCTTTGTTGTTGGTCAGAATGCCCCAGCGCCCTTTTCGGTTGGCTTCCGACTGACGGGTGCAGCCGATTGCCGTCAGCTCGAGCTGGTTAAAACCATAACGGGAAACCAGATTCTGCTCAAAGACCGACTCCATCGCATCAGAGTAAGCGTTATCCGGATCGGACCAGGACACCAGTGCCGTGGTATAGCGCGTTTTCGTGGTACTGCTCGAGTAAGTGAATTCACCGTTGATAACATTCGCGCGAGAATAGCTATAATCAATATCGCGAGGCATATCAGCCAGGGTAACAATTTGATTGCCACCCCAGGTTGTCATCCCCCGGAAAATAGCAGCAAAGTCCCGCAGCACTGTGTAGGCATCATTACGATTCTGAACGTAAACATTGCAAATATAACGAGGCTCGGTGCCACTTCCACCCTTTCCATCTGGCACCAGTTGATCGCAATATTGCGCCACCTGATACAGCGCCCATTTATCAATGTTTGCCGCCGTCAGTCTGTGGCCAAGTCCGAAACGGTCGTTAACAACAACATCATAAAATATCCAAGCAGGGTTATCCGTCCATGCAAATTTGAATGAACCGGTCCATGTACCACTGTAGCTGCGAGTAATGGGATCGTAATTATCCGGCACACGTATAACTCGTCCACGCGGCTTACATGAAATTGGAGGAATACTGCCATTGAACTGGCTTGAATCGAACTCGATGTAGAGTAGCGCTGTATTCGGATAACGTAATTTTGCATCAATGACTTCGGTGTAACTTTGCAGAGTCATCGTATCGCCGATTTTCGCGCTGTTGGCGTCGGTTGTGGTTTTGCGCAGGCGGACGGTCCATGTGCTTCCTGCCAGTGGCAAATCGATGCGGTGACTACGCTCATAACCCGAGGTTGTCTTGCCGGTTACTGCGGTATTAATTACCGTTTGCCAGGTACCACCGTCAGTCTGTAAGTCAATTGAGTAATTAATCGAATAGCCAACCAGATCACCGTCATCTTTCTGGTTGAACAACGAAGGCCATTTAAGGCGCAGGCGAACGGCTGAGAGCTGCGTATTAGTAAAAGTGTGAGTCCAGGCAACGGCACTTTTAATCTCGGTTCCAACATTGATTTCGTTCTCAGTGCCTGGCATCCCCTGAATATAGGTTTGCGCCTGAGTGCCGGGGCGAAACTCCCACGCCACGCCACTAAAATTTGCTGAACCGTCCGCGTTCTCCAGTGCGGTACCGTCAAGAAAAATGCTTTTCCCATCCAGCCCACCAGCAAACTCACCTTCACCTAACGCGATAAGTAACTTTGCCTTTGCAATCGACTGTAAATCATCAGGCTGTTCGGTCGGGGTACGGGATGACGAAGACCCACCCTTGCGTCCTTTAATCAGGTTCTTTGCCATATTGCGCCCATAAAAAAACCACCCTCAGGTGGTTAATTGAATTCGTAAGTTTTACTGCTTATCTTCGACGTAGATCCCGGCGGATATAATGGCTCCACCAATCAAGCGCTGGCCATAAAGCAATGGAACGGGGTAACCCTGAGCAGCTGTATTCGTCACGCCACCGAATGCATAAGAAGCTTGGTTATCAGCACTCTGCTTGCTAGCGAGGCCACCGGGCTGAGGCGAAAGCATTTGCACGACACCACCAAGCATCATGGCAGCACCAATTTTCATTGCTGCTGGCCCCCATGCAGCGCCACCCCATGCTTGGCCTATCGTAGCTCCCAAGGCTCCAACAACAACAAGAACTGCTCCTAATATGGTTTGGAGCATTCCAGCCTTTTTACTACCAATAATTATAGGAACGACTCGAATTACTTCTCCTGTAACAGGAAAACCAAGATCGTCTTTTCCGATGTTCTTCTTTCCCTTAAATACAGCAAAAGTAAGTCCCCTTTGTTTGCTTGTATTTAGATATTGCTCAAACCCGTTAATAGTGCAGGATAAAGCTCTAATTGATTCCCCAACGGTGCTTATTAATCTTTGATGAGTTTTGCCAAATGTTTTCCCAAGTGAGCCACCAAACTCAATTGTTGTCATTATTTCTTGCATTTTTACCCCATTAAAAAACCACCCGAAGGTGGTTTGATTTAAAGACAGGACTTTGCGGCACTTCCCCAAGGATCACCGATCCCTTTGCTTGCCGCGTAAACTTTCACATCAGAACCACTGGCTCCTTTGTCATGTATGATAGCCATAGACAAAACACCAAATAGATCGTCAGCCGCCGAAATTTTATAACCATCCTCAGTTTCAATGCTTGTCGCCTGAGGGTGGAGATCTTGCCATTTAGGGGTCAAGCATTTATTAAGTTGAGAAGCTGCCTTTAAGGAACTACCGGAAAAAATGGGACCTTGTTTTTCGAGGGTGGAGGCACTGCATCCAGTCAATCCCAAAATGACTAACCCTAGAATCTTTTTTTTCATTTCCCTATCCCCATGGGTAAAAGTTAGAGTAATCCTAGCATGGAGATAAAGTAACGGGAAAACCCGCAGTTAAGCGGGCACTATGCTGCATCTACAAAATGTAAATTAGATGTAGTAACTACCTATCAGATACTTTTTCATCGGATTCTAGCAATCTCCCCCTCTCTTAATTCCCCTAGCGCCCTCTGTTTTATTCTCGTCATAAAAAACATGCCGTCTGAAAATCGATCATGGAGGCGACCAGCAAGGGGGGATTCAATGGTTCTTAATGCCGGTTCAATTTGAAGTTTCCATGTGTCATTAATAATACGGAAGTAGTCGAACATAGCCTGGACATTGTAGGCGTGAAGCTCTCTTTCGCTTGGTTGGCTAGTAAGAGGGGTTGAAAGTGTCGACTGCCGATCAAGAATATCCAGTAACCAACGACGAAATTCTTTAGCTACTGAGGTGCGAGCAAACATCGCGATTAAATGCGACCCTCGAATTGAAAACACACGACAGTCGTGTGCTCCACCTGGGGTGGTCACTCTGACCACCTGTGTCATTTGAACTGTAAACTCATCAGAGTGGCGCGAGTAAATTCTCTGTACAGCTTTATCGTCAGCATACTCAAGAGCACATCCCAACTGGTTTGCTGTAAGCCAAATGCCTGGCATTTCGGCAACAGGGGTTAAAGCAACTCCGTGGAAATTCAGATCTGATTTCGTTAAACTGTTCATGTTGGTTTTCCCGCGAAGGTTAACTGGCAAATTAGAGGCCTCAACTGTTAGCGCAGTTGGGGCTTCGCTGTTTTTACTAAGCATGCATTTGCCCTCTGAACCGTAATGCCCATACCAATGCCTGTACAAGCACTGCATTCTCGGAAAGCCCTTCCTCCTCTGCAATCCGCTTAAACGCATCTTTGACTTTCTGTGGGTAGCGAAGTGTAGTCTTTACATCTTTCCTTTCCATAAATCACCTCATGATGGCATTATGCCCTGAAAGCAATATGCCACCATTGAACGATGATGGCAATATGCCATCATCATTTTTATTGAGGTTGAAATGAGTGACAAACCTGTCAAAGACTATGACAAATTTGTAGTGCGTCTTCCTGAGGGGATGCGCGAAGCTATTGCGGAACGGGCAAAAAACAACGGGAGATCGATGAATGCAGAAATCATTCAGGTTATCGAGGATGCTCTGAAAGATAAGAATCTCAATAATTCCGTTGCTACTCTGAGTATGGCGTTAGATACATTCAAAAGTGTTGAGTCTGCCATGGGTAAATCGATTGAAGCCAAAGATGCGCAAATCAAGGCCATAACAAACGCTATGCATGTTCAGGCTGATTACATAAATGTGCTTAAAGGCATATTAAAGAACAATTTTGATTTCGATGTAGACCTAATAGAAAATGCGCCAATAACAACCAAACTTCATGATAACAAGCCCACCTGAGTGGGCTACATTAAAGCTTTATATCGTAACACCTTCATTGTCCTTTCCTGCCAGTAACCACCATAGGGAACGCGTTGGCTGAGGTGTCCGTAAAGGTGGTGAAGCAGCATGTTTCCTTCCAGCAGTATTCCCGCATGATTCCACTTGTTGGCCTGTACTTGCATGATAACCATATCTCCCGGTAGAGGTGGTCCGGTAAACTCCCGAAATCCGCATTCATACCAGCAATCCTGATAGAAGTTCTCAGGGTAATTGTCTTCCCACCACGGGTAATCGACACGGTAATCTGTCAGATCGATGCCGTGTTGCTGCCGGAAGTAGCTCATCACCAGACCCCAGCAGTCGAAATGCCCAAGCACAAAAGGGCGTTCGAGAAGAGGAAGTTCACCGCGAGGTTGAATGGTCCGCAAGTCTCCCTCCGGCCAGCTAACAATATGCCAGGGCAGCAGTGTTGCATCGCATTGTGCCTTGTCCAGTTCACTGGGTTGTGTCGTTGCGTCGGGGTGACTGTGTACAATGGCGGTCACAGCTCCCCAGTCCTCCGCCGTGACGTAATCCTCCTGGCTCAGATGGAAATGCTCAGTGGGTTCGGCCGCCAGATTGCGGCAAGGGTAATAACGCTCTACCCGGCTTTTTTGCGCCACAACGCCACAGCACTCCCGCGGATACTCGGCAGCAGCATGCACCATAATAGCGTCAAGGGTTTTCTGCCGCATGGCTAACTCCTGATAAGTGACGTGCCGGGGAAGCCGCCGAACGGCAATTCTTCATGCTCACCAAAGCGTAACTTGCAGCCACTCAGTGTGCCGCTGCATTTATCAAGCGAGGGATCACCAACGGGGTTATTTTTATCGTCAAAGTAGCTCGTTCCGGTGTAATCGCAGCCATCACCGGTGCGGTACTTTCCACGGATGCACCAAGAACATAGTGAATGAAGCTGGCGCGTCGGGATCATCAGCCCCTGCAAATCCATCGGGCTGCTCAGCGTAAACTCGATGACCTGATTAGTTTCCGCACTCTTGCTGTCGATGTAATACACCTGCAGCTTTTCCTGCGTCGGGTCAGCGACTGGATTACCGGTCGGGAAATTCTTCGCATCCAGATACTGAGCTAGCGTGTCATGGATCGTGACTTTTGCCTGCAGCAGGTCATCATAATGAAGACAAAGCGCAGTGATTGAACCATCAAGGTTAGCGACCGATAGTTTAGGTTGTGCCGCACTACCACTTGTTGAGGATTCAATCCCCTCAATCTGGCATGGCCACGCCTTAAATTCTTCGCCCTGCCACCATATTGATTTAGCCGGTAGCTTTGATTCATCACCGCCTGCTGCAAGAATTTCAGTTTCACCATGAGGAATGTTGTGGGCATGGAAGCGAAGAATATCGCTCACGCCAAAGGAAGTGCCATCAACCGCGAATAAGCGAATGACATTTCCCGGTTCTAGCTTTTGATAATCGCTATTAATCATGGCGCAAATGCCTGTTCAAATGTGGCTGAAATAGTCATAACCTTTTTGTTTTTTACTATTTTTTGCAAACTGTCTGCTTCCACACGCCACAAACTTAGCTCTTCGAAGGGAGGCTTAAAGGAGAATGATCTGGTTTTATGCCGACGAAGAAATGCATAAATTTGTAGCGCAATCTCGGGCTTACCGGTGAACGCATACTCATATGAGAGAGTTTCGTCATTCAGTCCAGAGCCAGTAACCTGAGTATATCCGTCGCCGAACTGAGCCTTGCGAATGTTATCCTTGCTCTTTGTCGTTGGCTGACTGGCTGACTGAATACCCCAACTAAAAGCTTCTATGGCCATAATTGTTACCTTCGGTTTGTTGCGTTCCAGATAAGACCACCAGGGCGAACTTCCTTCGCGATCCCTTCTGTTATAGATTTATTGACGACCTGTTGATAAGCGCGACCCAGTTGATCACTATTGGTTTGTTGATCCGTATTTTGAGGGTTCTGGACAGTTACAGGCGCATAAATGCTGATACCTAAAGGTGTTGCGAGAGCTGATGATCCATTTCCTACATAACCACCCGAGGCATATCCACGCATCAGTTGATATAGATTGCCAACACCTATTCTACTGGTAGCCTCTTTGGTGAAAACAAATTCCCCACGATGGACAACGCCAGCAGGGTCATATTTACCACCAGAACCAGTGTAACCACCGTCTGCCCAACCCATAGCCGTAGTGGCTGAATCAACCATGCCGACCATAGCCTGCTTAACCAGGATCTGGCTCAACATACCCAGAATCGATTTGGTGAAGTCGCCAAAATTCGATTTCCCGGTCATCAACATGTCTGATAACCCTTTGCCCAAACCGTCAAAGGTTGCCGAAGCGACCGACTTCATCTGACCGTAAGCATCTCCAGCAGAATCCGCATAATCCGCCCACGCGGTTTTGGCGCCAGCCTTCCAGTTGTTACGCAGCGTATCCTGTTCGCCGTAATAGTTTCTCAGCGCTACAAGCTCATTCTGGTAACCCTGATCATTCTCGGAACCACCTGCATTTTTCCAGCCCTGCAATAACTGAGCTTCCTCAAGGCGTCGCTGGGTGGCGCGGCTACTCTGCCCCGCGCTTTCAGTTAACGCTTTAGTCTTCTCCCCCATCTGCGTGACATATTTCTGCGAAGCATCCTGGAGGCGATTAAGCCTTTCCTGAATAACGATCTGATCACCAAGACGGGCGTTTATCTCAGCCTGCGCCAATACCTTATCTTTGTTGGTCAGCAAAGACTTTTCATCATCACTGAGCGTGCGGGTTCGGGATGCCTGCTCGAGGATGGTGAACTTTGCCTGCTGCTTCCAGAGATCCTGGCGCTGCTGGCTGATTTTGTCGTTGATACCAGAATGCTTGCTCAGTACTTCGAGCTGGGACTGAAGCTCGAGGGTTTGCGCATTGGTTGAGTCGGTAAGCTTAGTGCCACCAGGCGTGCGGGTTTTCGTCGGTTTCTTTAACGAATCCTCATACTCTTTTTTGGCGGCGGCCATGTTGACGTTGTAGTCAGCCTGAACAATACGACCATCTTTAAGTGCCTTATTCAGTTCGTTCTGGCGTGCGGTGTACTTCTCAATTGCAGACTGCGATTTAGTATAATTTGCCTGAGCCTGCTGCGAGTATTTCAGTTTGTCAGCTTCTGCATTCGCTTCACGCTTCGCATTTTCCAGACCCAATTGGGAATTTCGAGCTTGTTGTTGCGCCATATCCAGCGCAACCCGAGCCTGCTCTCTGTCAGTCCAGTAACTCGCCCGGGCATCATCTTTAACAAACGGGTCGTTCTTGCGCAGGCTCCAGATTTTGTCAGCTTTATCGAAAGCATCCTGCGCTTTCTTGAGCATCTGCTCGGAAGTATACGGACGTCCGATATCCAGCGCCGCATCCCACATCGATTTGAACGCTTTGGACAGTGAATTAGCTGCTGATTCAATTGTCCCCATATTGTCGCGGATAGATTTGCTCTGCTCATTAAAACCAGCAGTAGCAGCCTCATTTGCCGCCTGTAACGCGCCAGCGGCATCACCAGCACGCTGTAGTGCGGCAACATGTGCAACCTGTTCTGCGGTAACATTATGAAACTGCTGCGCCATAGCCAACAGGCCTGACGCGGGGTCATTCGCCAGTTTGCCGAATGCCTCGGCTACCTTTTCAACCGGTAATCCGGATGCACTGGTAAATTTCGCGACAGAAACGGACAAGTCTTCAAAGTTTGCACCGGCACGTACTCCGGAATTAACCAGCGCGGTCAGTGCCTCGCTGGTCTGATTGAAGGTCAGGCCAGACTTTTCACCCGCTTCGGCAATACTCTGCATGCGCAACGCTGTTAACCCGGCGGCATTACCCGACAGCACCAGCGTTTTGTTGAAATTAGAAAGTGTGGCGGAACCCTGATAGAACGAATACGCCAGCGTACCGGTTGCAGCGGCCAGTGCCCCGACCCCTAGCACTGCCGGGGACAGGGTACTCAGCAACGCCGAAAACATCGGTCGTATGCCTCCGAACATATCTTTAACCTGACCACCCTGTTGAAGCAGGATTAACCAGGGACTTTGACCACCAGCCAGCTGAGTGGCCACATCAGTAAACTGAGCAGGCAACATACGCATGGCGTTGCTGTACTGTCCCACGGACAGGCCTGCTTTTTTGGCTGCAATTTCTTGTTTAGAGAATGACTGCTGCACCTGAAGAGCTGCATCATTCGCAGCCTTACCGGTTCCGCCAAACGACTTTTTGACCCGCTCAACCTGTTCCTGGAATTTTGCAGCATCCAGATTAAGGTCGACAACCAGATCACCCACTGACTGGGCCATAGCGCATACCTCCTAAACTTTCAGCGACTGACATCATGGTGTCGCCATCCACTTCACCGGGCGCTTGCATATCAGCAGGTGGATCGAGAAGACTAAAATCACGAGGGGTGATGTCGGTATCCTTGCAGAGCATTGACACAACAAGATGACTCAGGCGGGAAAAGTGCGTATCAAGCTGATCAGTTTGAAAATACTGATGGCTGTAAAAGTTTCCCCACTCAGCAAACTCAGAAGATGACATGCCGGCGAGCATGTTGCGCCAGTCGGGACGGTTGAATTCCCTCGCCAGCTTCATGACAAAATTCAGCTCACCGGCGTAGGCTTTTCCGCTGTAATTTCTTCCTGCTCAGCCTGATTTTCATCATCCGTAACCGTTTCCTGTTCTGGCGGGAGCATATCGGAGAGCTTTTTAACCATAAATTCAGCCGCGCCAATCATTTCAGGCGACCAGCCACTCATAACCTGCTGATGCAAAGTTTCCACATCAGGCCCGGTAATATCAGCCTGCCAGAGTGACATCGACACCAGTCGTCCTGCGGCTTGAATATTCCGTGCCACCAGAAAATGATAATGCTCTGGATCATCAGCATTATCAGGAAGGTCTTTATTCAGGTCGGCGTAATATTTCAGGTGTTCAATTCGCTGTAACGCTGACAGTTCATAGAGCGTGACGGTATGACCTTTAAATTCAAACGGTTCTGATTTCAGAAACATGGGTGACTCCAGGAAACTGGGGCCGAAGCCCCTTTGATCAGGATACGGTGACTTTATCGATACCAACGAACAAGCCATCATTTGTCATGACAATGATTTCAGCGCTACCCGCTGCTTTGCCGGTAATTGTCAGCACATCTCCATTAGCTTTAACCGTTACCTTTGTCAGATCAGAGCTAGAAACACGGAAGGTTTTATCCGTTGCCCCAGCAGGATTAACCGTGACACTCACAGTATCGGTAGCACCAACCGCAATCGCGGATGTGGTTTTATCAAGTGTTACGCCTGTGACAGCGACAACTTGCGCACGGGTTTCTTCCGCAAGTGACGGTTTGCCGTTATTGCTGATTTTCACGCTACGGGTGATCACTTCTTTTGCCGGGATGGTTTTACCCAGGCTGCTCACCCATCCTTTAAACACATCAACAGTGCCGTTCGGGTATTTGATTTTGTAAGCGCGAACATCACCAGCGTAGAACCAGTCCACCAGGCTTTGCTGTCCTGACTCTCCAGGTTTCCATGCCAGCGTAAAACTGGCTTCACCGGAAGATTTTTCACCCTGTGCAGTGCTTGCCCAATCCGCATTCGGATCATCTATATAGGTATCGTCGTACGATTGTGCGGTCAGTTCGCCCGGCGTAATTTCTTTAACTTTAGCCGTTCGGGTCCAGTCAGTGTCGCTGGTCGGATTCGTATAAGGGTCGCCCACACCGGTATAAATCCAGAGTGTGGTACCGGCACCCTTTACGGGTTCAAGCGGGTTTGGGGTTGGCATAGTTGCCTCACATTGTGTAAGAGAGTGAATACTTCATATCAGCAGATCCCCACGTCGCCATTTCGTCATCACGCTGGTAGTCGTAGCCCTGAGGTGACATGGTTTCAACCAGGTCACTCAGACCGGGGATGCTTTGTAAGTTGGGGTAGATGCGGCTTTCCATCCACTCATCCAGGGCAGAATCAGTCTCAGCGGCTTTCAGGAAGACTTCGATATGCAGGATGGCGTGCCACAGATCTTCATCAACGGATTCTTCCGTTGACTGTGCATCGGTTAAGTAGACGGCAAGTGCCGGGAGGTCTTCAGGATCAAGAACGGCAGGCCGCCCATCGAACCAGGTCACTGAATCAGTATTACCGGCCTTGAGTGCCAGGATGATCGCAGCACGGATTTGCGGATGTTTCATTTAATCAGTACCAAACGGAGTTGATTGCGCAGGGCAGCAGACAGTTCTTTAGGCAGGTCCGTTTCAGTAAGCTTCGTGCTCTGCTCTTTAAAAGCAGTGGTCAACGGTTCAGCCATCGGAATACTCACCACTTTGAGCGGGTAGCGTGCCGCGGTTGTACGCTGCAAAACATGCCAGCGACCGTTACTTAACTGCTGAATAAAGGCTCCGGGGAAACGAAACCGCCCTACCTGTAGCACGCTTCGTATGCCGTTTTTATCCCGCTTACGCCGTGAAAGCCGTATTGTTGCCGGTCCTAACTTGATAGCGGGTAAATTACCCCGGTTCACCCTGATAGTGGCCTGAGGTTTACGCACCGTGGCTTTTTTAAGCCGGGCGCGTTGGTTCACCAGTTTCAGCGGTACCTTTGTGTCCTTTGCCACTTCACGCGTGCTGCGACTGATAGCGCGGGTGGCAATGCGGTTGATAGCTTGTGACGAAGCGCGAGGAACCGCAGTTTTGCTGATGCTGTCGAGATTGGCTATGGCTTGTTCCAGTCCTTTGATGGACATGACACCTCCTACTCAATCCAGATTTGCGGTTTGCCATTAAAGGTTTGCTGGCGAGTGACTTTGTACGGTTTCCCCTGCCAGATAACATCATCCCCTCTACGGGGTTTCAGGACGGAAGAGAACACCACCAGCGATAAACCATCACTGACCAGAGGTCCCATCTCTGCAACAAACTGGCTTTCGATAGCACTGGAAGGCTCACCATTTATCAGTACAGGTTCACCCATCACTGTCACCGTAGCGGCGTCCATGCGCGCCGCAAACTGGGCAAACGGACTAGCCGTTCAGACGAACGGCAATCGTGGTGGTATTTGTCGCAGCCGCCTCCCAGGCTTTTCCAGCCGACGTAGCACCGGTTGCATCAATCTGCACTTTGCCATCTTTGATGTTCAGCGTTTTCCCCTGGGGAATGTTGTCGGTTGCCAGTTTCGGCAATACGACCACACCGCTCGTGATCCCTTCGCCAAATCCCCCTGCAGGAATATCGGCAATCGCCACGGCCAACACATCGCCAACAGGCACGGGAGTACCACTGAGAATGGCATCAGTTCCTGTATTTTTAAGAGTGATGGTGTGACCATCCTGAAAATAGTTTTTCATCGCTAAGCTCCACGGCCCCATTCAGGAGCCGTTTTTCAGACATAAAAAAAGCCCTTTCGGGCCACTGGAGGGACGTTCTGATTACTTACCAGTGGATTTCACCAGACCACGATAATCCAGTGCCCCCACACCCGCATCGATACGTACTTTCGTCGCGATGCCGTCAGTGGTGAAACCTTCCTGCTGGTCGATGTATGGCGCATCCACGCCATTCAGATACGCCACCTCGATGGTGTCAGTACCCTGCGCAGCCGCCAGATACCACGCCGCTGGATCAGCATCATCCAGACGCGCTTCGGCAATCACTTCAGCAAAGTTCTGGATTGGGTTAATGACCCCGGCGTTCACATCCGCCCCTTTCACGCTGGCAGACTTGATGGTCTGGTTGGCGACCGTTTCCAGTGCAACCGGAACTAGAATGTAAGCCGGACGAATGTTCAGTGCACGCTCACCCTCTTTCTGGGTGCGCATTAACTGGCGGCCTTTGTCCAGATTGCCGATATCGATAGGGCCGGTGGCCATGTTTTTATGGTCAGCGTGGAATAGTGCTTTACCATCGGACAGTTTGCCATTGGCGGTGAGCGTGGCGTAAACCAGATCGCCGATAGTGGCTTTTGCTGCGCGGCCCATCTTAATCGGCACATCGGTCAGCTGATTCAGATCGTCGTTAATAATAGCCTGGCGGGTCACAGAGAAGATTTCACCGTAGGTGGCCAGCGCGATGGTTTCGCCTTTGTCGGCAGTGGTGATGTACTTATACTCCGCACCTTCACGCACCTGACGCAAGGAAGGAAAACCACCCATACCGACACGGTGAGCTGTTTTAAAGTCTGACAACTGACCTTTTTTGGTCCATTGCTCAAAGGTTTCTGCCGATTCGTCCCAACCCTGCAACAGTGCCTTGTTTGCCACATCCAGCAGGATATTACCGAAATCAGACGTACTGTGGGTCAGTGCAAAGCCGACCATCTGCATCGGGTTATAAGCTGCCACACCGAAACCGCGCTCTGTCAGTGACATACGCGCCAGTTCACGCAACGTTGTGCCGTTATAAACGTTATCGCGCTGCAAATCTTCATAACCGGCACGCGCCATCAGCGCCTGACGGATACCATCCCCGACAAAGTTACCGTTACCCGCGTAAACATGTGCCTGAGTCTGTGTCTGGGTTGTTTTGTTAGATGGTGTCGCGCTCTTGCCCAGTTCAGCCAGCAGCTTATCTTTGGCTTGTGCGATGGAGCATTCAACATCAGAAACACACTGTTCCTGCAACTCCAGATGCTTACCACCGAACATGGCAAACAAGTCTTTAATGCCGTTTACACGCGCTTTCTGCTCGGTCAGCACCTGCTGGCGAATTTCAGTTTCGTTGATGTTTTCCGGCGCGTTGGTTGTCTGCACAGGGGTATTTTGCAGCGGCTCTCGCGGCACGGTATTGCGTGGTGGGGTGATCATGTTGCGGATTGTGCGTGGCATCTTCTCGAATTCCTCAATACGTTTTGACTGAATACAGGCCATAGCCTGAAGGGATGGAGTAACTTCGTCGGCAAAACCCAGCGCCAGGCATTCAGCACCGGAAAGCCAGGTCTCGTCCTCCAGCATGGCGGCAATCTCTTCCTGAGACTTTCCGGTTTTTGCCATATAAGCCGGGATAAGTACGCCCTCGAGCTTATCCAGCAAGTCGGCGTAGTCACGCATGTCGTTCGCGTCACCACCGGTAAAGCCCCACGGCTTGTGGATCATCATCATGGTGTTTTCCGGCATGATGACCGGATTACCCACCATCGCGATGACTGATGCCATCGATGCAGCCAGGCCATCGATATAAGCGGTAATCGACGCGCCATGGTGTTTCAGGGCATTAAAAATGGCGATGCCATCAAAGACATCACCACCAGGGGAGTTAATGTGAAGGTTGATATTAGTGATATCACCCAGCGCTTTAAGGTTGGCCACGAACTGTTTTGCCGTCACACCCCAGTAGCCAATTTCATCGTAGATATAGATGTCGGCGGAGTTACCTTCCTGCGCCTGCATCCGGAACCAGCTATTTTTTGCGCTGGCTTTCGGTCGGTTCATTACCCGGTTTTTCTTCGTGGCCACTGGTGGCTCCTTTGTCATTAGCCGGGTCGGTATCAAACACCAGCCCCTGCTTGCGGTTTTCGTCGACTTCCGCTTTTCGGCGGCGTTTCACATCATCCGGATTCGCGCCACGTGCACGCACCCATTCACTTTCTGTAGCTGCACCGCCGCGTAGCAGTATTTTCCAGGCATTTGCCTCTTTAACCGGGTCAATCCACGGCATTACCGGCCCCGAGAAAACAGCGCTATAGAGAGACTCTCTATCAACCCCATTCGGTACCGTGATTTGGCCTGAGGCGATTGCCATTTTCAGCCAGGCGCGGTATATCGGGCGGGTAACAGCGGCAATGAAGGCGTTCTGCAGGACGAAATATCCCTCGGTTGTCTCCACCAACTCCTGGCGTTGTGCGCTGTATGTGCCGTCATAATTACGTGCGATGCTGGAAAAGCTCCCTCGTGAACCTGCTGCCACGGCGCGGAGTTGCCCGTTACGGAAAGACTCAAGGTTAGCGTTCGGGCGGTCTGATTTAATCATCCCGATATCTTCACCAGGCCGAAGATCGTCAAAGAGCATACCGGGTTGGATATCCAGCTCACGGCTTTCGCCTGACGCGTCCTCCGGATAGGTCTGCCCGTCCCCTTTTTTGATATACATGCCCAGCGCCGCAGCAATACGCGCTGCGGTCAGTTCAGAATCCTCATATTCTTTGAGCGCAGAAAGACGTATCAAAACACCAGCCAGCATTGAATTACCCCGGATCTGATGCAGGCGACGCATAAATTTGAGGTGCAACATGCTCTCGGCACCGATAACTTTTGTCTCGCCCTGCCTCATTCCTTCCGCTGGCAGATTTTTGTACACCATGTATTTGGTTGGTCGCCCCCAGTCATTGAGATAAATGCCCTGGCATAATTTATTGGCCGGTTCACTCCGCTCCATCGGGACAAAATCAGGCTCGAGGGCTTCCAGCCAGAAGGGAATACCCGCAACTGGTGTTAATCCATTGCCGGTACCACTCACAAGCTGCGCAAACACTTCCCCGTCACGCAACCAGGTGCGTGCCATAAGCCGTTCAAGTACCGGTCGGGTAAATTGCCCCGTCACATCCGGCGAGACTGACCACTCAGCCCATTTGCCGCGGATTTGCTTAGCAAGTTCACTGGAAACCGCGCCTGACTTCAGTAAGGGTTGGGGTTCTACAATGATGCCATTCGCCCCGACGATGCGTTCCTCGAGCTTATCGAGCAGACCAATAACCAGATCGTGATTACAGTCCAGCCAGCGGGCTTGTTCTCGTAGTGAGCGACCTCCAAACTGCGTCAACTGATTGGCTGATCGGTTTTCACGTTTTGCCTGGTGGGTTCGTGTTGGCAATACAGCCTCGTAGGCCTGGATCATCATGCGGGATTTGAGTCTTCCTGCTTTCCAGCCAGGTGAAAGGAATCCAATCAGGTTGTCGAGGGCACTCATTGTCTGAACCTCGCCAGTTTGAACCCACCCCGTCCATTCCTTGCTGAAGATGCGGTGGCAAGTTTGCGTTCCCACTCCTGGCGTCCCCTACGGATTTCACTCAGGTTTTCCATTGTCATTTGCTGACCGTTAAAGGTGATGGATTTCCCCCCGAGGATTGCTATCTCTGCGTCGGTGTATTTCCGGACCATGTCCTGAATATCATTAAGCATCACACCCAGCCTCCTGATTTAGATGGTGCCCATGGCGATTCGTGGGCTGGTTTCTTTGTCTTTGTTGCTGATACTGCCGGTAGCGGTTTCGCAACTGCTGCCACAACTGGCGCATCCGTTGCGGGCTCATCCACAAGATAGGTTTCACGACGCGCCCACTCTGGCGCATCAGGCCATTTAATCTTTTCGTAACCGTGGAGAATGACCAGAGCATGCGCATACACCATGAGGTCAAACGCTTCGTTAGCGCCCTTGCCGGGTTTAGTCCATTTGCCATCTACTGAACGCTCCTCGTAGGTCAGTTCGTCGTAAAACCAGCTACCCAGCCAGTCCGGAAAGTGGACATAGTTCGCCCCCGGTACATCGCGCCATAGTGCGTTGTTGATCCGGTCTTTAAGTGCATTGGTTTGAAGAAGGTAAAGCGGGATATCACCAGCCGCTTTTGCCCTACGTGTTGAGCGGCCTGTATTGTCCGGGAAGGTACGGGTAATGAGTTTACTGCGTGTCTGACTGTCACCTTTGAATAACCAGACTTTGCGTTGCAGACCATCACGCCGGCAGCGGCGCCAGAACTGGTAGGCGTTGTCGGTAACACCATCTTCACCGCCGGAATCCACCCCCATTGCCAGCAGGCTCATCCGCTTTCCGGGTTCGCCATCGAGCGCCCAGGTTTTATCGAGCACATCAGTGCGTAATAAATCCCAGTCTTCGGGATAGCTGCCCGGGTCAATGTGCAGGCTTTCGCCCTCAGGATTACATCGCATGGATTGCGTGATGTTGTAGCGATCGACAATCCATCGCTCTCCCTGGGCACCATAGCCAATTACCTGAACGACGAAGCGGCGGTTCTTACCGCCCTGAACATCGACGGTCGCCACCATAAATTGAACACCTGCCGGAACCCTGCGTTTTTCGACCAGCTCCGCACGCAACTGAAGTTCGTCACCTTTGCGCTGCTCGAGGCTGGCGCGCGGCAGATAGGGTAATCCCCAGTCGGTATTGATTACCGTCTTGAGAGTTTCTTCGCTGCCGTTGACTTCATATTCCTGCTCGGCGGTCAGTAGTTTGTAAACCAGTTGCTGCCAGCTCTGGTAAGCGGCTGCCGGACCTTCCATCCAGGAAGAAGTAAATAAACGGTAAACTACTGATAGAAAGGAAATAACTACATTTCAGCGTTTCTATATAGTCCACATTTGAGTCCGCATATGAGCATAAAAAAACGAAAAAAAATGGCATGCAAAAGCCAATTATACGTCTGTATAATTCGTAACCCTGTTCCATGATGGGATAATTGAGAGGGGACTGTGCCAGAGTGCCTGCCGCAATTTATGGGCCAGCAGCACTCATATGGCTGAGACTCTTGAGATTCCGATGATAAATCAGTAAACAGACTTTATAACCGCAACAAAACTGAGTTCAACTCAGATATGACCAAGGTAGTCACTGTGACGGTCAGCAATAGACACAGTGCAAATCAGGATCCTAACAGGAAAAGCAATTACATTCGCATCTATGCAGACGGCCAGTGGAATAATAACCTCCTCTCACTTCCACAATGTTAAATAATTGGATGACTGCATAATGGCAGTCGTCCTTTATTGTTCAACGGCGCAGTCTGCCTGGTTTTTTCCACTGGTAGGATGCTGCATTCATCCGCTGCCGGTGGCGTTCTTTGGCTGCCAGCGATGCAGTAATGCGGGTGCGTAATATCAGCCGGTCTTGTGCGTTAAGCGCATGGCCCTGCTGGTGGGCCATTTCTGTCAGCACTGCATTCAATGCTTCATGACTGAGTTTTTCCATACTGATGGCTCCGGGGCTAAATCCAGTTACGTTCCGGTGGTTCACTCTGCACCGCTCCGGTCTGGCTCCTGCGACGTTCCATCTCTGCCCGTAATGCTGCCGTAATGATATCCGTCAGGGTTTCCCCGCTCTGGGTGACAGTTTCCAATTCAGCGGCCAGCTCGAGAGAAATCCGGGCGTAAATTTTCACAGATTTGCCGTTACGGTTGCCTGTTTTCATGGTGCATTCCTCCGGGTGGGTGACAAGTGGGTGACACTTTTACCTGTCAAATCGGTAACTGGGTGACAACTGTCACCCACCCGCAAACAGGAAGCGAAAAATTGCTGATATCGGTAAAAGTGTCCGCAAGCCCTGCACAGGTCTTTCGACAGGTATAAATCAGGCACCCCCGCAATAATGGGGTCGTACACCTGCATACATGATGAGGGGGACGGCAAGCAGTTTTTTACACTAAAAATCAATACCACCGCGCTTTAAAATGCCATTTAGCCACATCCCGCACGGCATAAAGATTATACGTTTTCACTACCCCTTTACTTTCAATCCTCTGGTCTACAATGATTTTCTTCACTGTCTGGCGATGAATGCCCAACATTCTCGCTATTTCGCTGATAGTGAAGACATATTCACCGTTTACAACGTTTATCGCGGCCTCATCGGCTTTAAGGTAACGCATCCTCATAATTTATAACCTTTTATTCCTGACCTGGTGGTGATGATGATGAACAGCGATCAAAACTCAAAAATGAGCCTCTGGCCGGGGCGCTGATGACCCGTGGCAGGGGTACCCCACCGGGAGTACCTTTTGAAAATGTGCCGGGTTGCACAAGCTTTGCCACTCAGAAGCCCAGGCGCACACGTCCCTCAACGTCACCTGCATTGGTGGTGATCCATGATGTGCCTGCCAGTGCGTTGGCCTTGCTGTTGGCATCCTTATCCTGTGCCGTCAGCTTGCCATCAGCAGTGAGCCAGAGGCGGGCACCACGCCCCCATGT